GTATTCAACTAGTTTTTTGACATTTCGGTCACTGTAGTTTAACGACGTCTCGGTCGGAGATTTAATTGAATAACTCTGCATGTTGCTCATCATACGATGCTAACCGTCCTTCTGGCAAATATGGGTGTAACTCATATTTAGTGACAAGATTTTCTAAAAAGGCTCTTTTAGCCTCACAAATTTCCTTGCCATATTGAAAATACTCCCTATTCGCGGCTAATATCGATTCTGCACATTGTTGATCAAACGTTATGTTGCCATTATATGTAACAACAGTCAACATCTTGATAATTGATTCTTCTGCTAATGGGCATGCAACCGTACCAGGTCCGTGAGTGTCTAATACAAATTTACGTTTTAAAAACTCAAGTTCATCAACATTAATAAATGGAACTATTTCGGATTTTTTATCGGCAGCGGTATATACGACACCATATCTTGCTAATACAGTAGCAATAGAGACATGGTTCAACCATTCATATTTTGAAGACATGCAATTATCATCTCCAAATGTGAGGACAGATAATGAATTATAAAAACAATTATAATTAACGATCTGCTCATCACGTTCTTCTTCAATAATCATTGTTGCTATCATCATATACATAATATTGACCATACCATTAATGATAGTCGTCAAAGAATGGCCGGAAGGATTACTACCTTCTGTCTCGATTATGGTTCCAAAAGCGTTAGATAATGGAAAAATGATATCTGTAGCGATACCTTTCGCAACCATTAAATCGTCATCACTCCATCCATAATGTTTCATCAAACGGATCAACACATTGAAGGCAGAGCTCATTATTTGAGCAGCCATGCTTTTGTCAAACTTTTCATAATCACCAGCAATAAGTTTATCTATGCCATGCTGTACTATATATTCATATAGTTCCTTCCAATCGTCGGAATAACAATTAGCTCCAATAGCCATACCAAATTTATGACGCAATTTACCACTAAATAATGGTATACACCACAAAAAGAATTGACGCTCAAGAGCTATAAAAGCCACAGGACCACTATTAAACACACGACATTTCTGCCTAGACACTTTATCGTGTGTTAAGGGCTCATCTTTAAAATTAAAATCCCATACAATATTATTCCTATCACCATGTCGGTATTTATCTAACATCGCATCGTATTCTTTTCTGACTTCATCATTAAAAGTGTAATGTAATGAATGATATTCATCTGGCGGCAACTCGACAAAGATTTTACTCTTTGGCCCTTTATGAGCAAAACCGCCAGATGTCTGCGGTGGCATTCTTTCCATATAAGCAACACCATCAACACCATTAATAGCACTACTCAAATCTAGTGGACCATTAGCAATATGTATATCATTATCATCTATTACGCTTTTGTACCAATTAAATAATGCATCTTCAGCTCTTGTAACATAACGTTGAGGAAAATTGGGCTTAGCTAACATAGGTTTTAAATTATTTACAGCAGCGGTATGTGAACTAATACCCTTTGGTGCAACGTGCAATGGCTCGATTAGATTAAAATGATCTAATACATCATCACACATTAACGTTTCCCTGACGTTTGTCTTCATTTTACGGCGGTGAGTTTCAACACTGCCATAAACTATAGCTTCACCTTCTGGTACGCTACGAAGAGGACACTTCATATGGATATCAGGTTTTACTTGTAAATTACTCTCAGAAATGTAAGTAGAGTTTAAATCCAGCCCATTATAAGAATGAGCAATAAAAGATTTACCACTAGTAACTATCTCAAAAAGTGGACAAGCAAAAACCTGTGTAGTATATCTACCATAGTCTCCTTGTGCAGCTACATGAAAACCACCAATAACAACACCATTACGGCAATGTACAAGATATGGAGCTCCACAATCACCATACTCAGTAGGTGTGTCTATGAAACCCTTATATCCCATATATTTAAATGAGGTATTATCAGATTTGTAACACAATGGGGATTGTGAAAACCCTTTAACATGACGAATGACAACTCTGCCATGCTCGTCTCTGATTATCACTTTGCCCTCCATAGCTCCTTGTAACACAGTGGTTGGCAAGAATTTCGCGATATTACGAAATGGTGACAATGTGGTATGTTGTAGAACCATGACATCGCCATAGGGATAATCAGAAAAATTTTCATGATCCAGATATACGTTAAAACGGTTAGAACCAATGCTCACATCTCTATCTTCACGTAAAATGTCAACACGACACGGAAATGACTCTTTGATAGATATATACCAATGTTTAGGCACTAATATCAAATTACTTTGATAACCTAATCCATTAGTAAAGAAACGTCGACCGGACTTAATAGTTGCACAAATATGCACCACATTCCCAGCCACTACCTTCTCTAATTGGTCCATTGTAACATTACGAGCAGCACTATCTACAACGCTAAGATCACGATAATTAACCTTCCAAACATTTTTACGTGCTGCAACTTTATTCGGATCAACATTTTCCTTATCTTCACATGATTGAGCACATGGCTCAAAAGTGCGATAAGTCTTATAAATAACACCCGCAAATGCAGCCAAAGTTGCCAATATAACAATTTTATATTTATGTCGTCGTGCATTAACAGCATATTCACTCAAATGTTGTACTAAACCACAATTATAAACAGAGCGCACTTGACGCTCTAACCATAAAGTTATATAATCACGTACAACATAATTTCTCATCGGGTTAGGAACGGCTCTGCACCAGCAAAAATGGTACGAACCAATAAGCTTGTTGAGAAACCATTTCCTATGCTTCATCGACTCATAATATGTTGATAATAAATAACCAATTAATAAACTAATGATATAAAAAATGACAAAGAACATTGCACAAGCTCCAAAATAACACCAACTATTATATATTAATGGGGGTGCTGTAGGCATTACTGATCCGGATTGTGCTTCGCCACAATCACAAAAAACACTACAACAAGTTTCGCAAAAATCTCGTTTTAAAAAATCATCAACGGACTTCTCAGTAGTATCATTTTGACTGTAATGTGGGACTTGTACTTCATTATACAATACGTGGCTCAGATCTTTAAAAGACATTTCAGGCACCTCATTAGTCTGAACAAAAGTTCGACGATCTTTGTGCCAATAAAAAGCACAAGACTCGGAGCCCATACTAACATATTTTCTAAATTTAAAATAGTGGAGTTCATGATTCTTATAACCTTCTTCACTAATATCGCCACGCAATTGTGTCGAATTAGTAGCACGATATTCAGGCTTAACAGCAACTTCAATAAAATAAAATCGTCGATATGCTCCACCATGTTTACGAAATATTTTACTTATACCAGCATCGTAAGTATTGGTAGTTGCAATAACATATTTACACATAAATGGAATCATACCTTTATCTTCTAATGCAGCTTGATTAGTTATATAAGGAATTGGATTTATAAGGTATATAGCCTTAGCCATGCCTCCTCCTTTTTTCATAAGATTAATGTCATCTTTAAATTGATCTACATCATCGATAACACACACTTCTTTTGATATCTTAAATTCAGAAAAATATTCATCATCTTCATTATACATATACTTCATGTTCGGATCATATTTGCGTCCTTCTTTACGTATATGTCGTGAATTCTCATATAAGCAATGACATATCTTATCTATCAAGGCACTTTTACCAACACTTGGTGGTCCATATAAACAAAAACCAATAGGCGGCTCACGTTTAGATTCAACTTGCATTTTAACATAAGCTTTCATTTTAAAGCGAGCTAACATTGATTGCTGAACTTTAAGTGCTGACATTTTGACTTTATCATGTGCATAGAAATGTTGCAATTTTTTACCTTGCTCTATACACTTGTCGCATTCTCTATAATAATCATCGACGCTCCAGCCAAAATTAGCCATAGCGCCAGGCAATTCTTTAAATTCCGTCAATTGCAAATATTTAGTTTCGTACTTTGCAATCTCTTCATCATCAATAAAGAAAGCAGTCAAATCACCAGTTTCTACATACAGTGTAATTTTATCTAGTATATATACAGCACCTTCTAATATTTCAAAGCTGACGCCTAAAACATGTTTTTCTCTATACTTATATTGCATTTTTCGAGTATAATATTCAGAGTACCCAAATAAAGTATGATCAATACCCATTTTTACACAAAAAGGAGTGCATAATATAAGAGAGCAAAAATTTCCAAATTGATTTACAAAATCACTATCAAAAACACGTTTTTTATTTCGGATAAACATTTTAAGTTGATCCAAAAAACGCCGCCAATTATATTTACTAACAGAGTCACCTGACTGTACGACAGGCATATGAGTACGTTCAGACTTACGTTTACTTCGTGGTATCATATTATACACGACATTAACTCCTAAACATGTACCCATAAAAACTACTATAAATCTCTCATATTCTCGAATAAATTCACCATATGAAATACCAACTATATCTTTAAAATAATCACATATATGGAAAAAGAAACTTGTGATAGATTTACATTCACTAAGTCGAACGGCTAAGTGAATATGAGCATGGAC